CCCTTACCATGTTGAACGGTGCATTAGCAACCATACTACTTATAGGTTTATTTAATTTTTATTTTGGAATATAGTATGCAAGGACCTTGGACAGATATTGTAATAGAAACTAGAGACTACACTGTTTATAGAGATGGATATCCTGTAACAGAAGGACATATTCTTTTTGTTCCTAAAGAACAAGATTGGGAACATTTAAGTAAGTGTTATAAGGCAGCATACGCATGGGGCTATGATTGGATGCAATCAGGTTACTGCGATGCTTTTAACTTAGGACAAAACTGTGGAGAGGCTGCAGGACAAACTGTAATGTGGCCCCACGTACATTTAATTCCACGTCGCAAAGGTGACATGGATGACCCACGCGGCGGCGTAAGACACGTAATACCAGAAAAGGGAAACTATAAACAAAAGGAGACTTATGGTGAAAGAACAGTTAATACAAGCGGCTAAGCAACATGCCGAAGCAGAAATTCAGTTGCATAAAACAAACATTAATGTTTATATGGAAAAGGTTGTAGGTATCGGTGAACATTCTGATATTATCGAAACTATCCAAAAAGAATTGGATAAAATGGCGGCTGCAGATGATCGTTTAGAGATGTTGAACAAGTATTTTGGATAATTTACTTGACAAAAACCTAAATATATCATATAATGTAAACATGATGAGAGACATCCTCGTCTATAACTCGGAGAAGAAATTTGACAAAAAGTAAACAAATCATCGCAAGACTCGAAGATGCTGGCATCCGCTATTGGGCAGGTGACAACATTTCCGAAGTCTTGCAACAAGGCGATAAAGAACAACTTATTGAAGAGGCAACACTAAAATTTGAAGAAGTCTTAGATAGCTTGGTAATTGATAGACATAACGATCCAAACAGTAAGGATACTGGTAGACGCCTAGCTAAAATGTATTTTAATGAGATAATGGCAGGGAGATATGATCCAATGCCTAATGCTACTGCTTTTCCTAACCATGTAGATGATGGTTACAAAGGCATGTTGGTAGTGCGAAGCGAAATAAAAAGTATGTGTTCGCATCATCATCAACCAGTGAATGGTGTAGCATACATTGGTATTATTGCCGCAAATACACTTATTGGACTTTCTAAGTATACACGTATTGCACAATGGTGTGCTAGACGTGGAACACTACAAGAAGAACTTAACAACGTAATTGCTAACGAAATACAAAAAGCAACTGGTAGTTCTAATGTTGGTGTGTATTTACAAGCGACACATGGTTGTTGTGAAAATAGAGGCATCGGTGCTCACAGTAGTTTAACACAAACAACTGTACTACGTGGTGCTTTTAATGAAGACATGGGCACTAAGAAAGAGTTCATGGACAATATTAAATTACAACAAGAATTTGCATGTGGGAAATAATATGAAACTAAGATATTCAGAAGCGTTTTACAGTGTACAAGGCGAAGGTAAGTTTGTAGGAGTGCCAAGTGTATTTCTACGCACCTTCGGTTGTAACTTTCGTTGCATGAACTTTGGTACAGATGAAACAAGAGACAGATGGGAACAACACAAAGCAGGAAAAAAACACAATGCAGAAGTTAAGGCATTAATAGACGCTGGTGTACATAAAGATACAAAAGAGTTTAATGATTTGCCTATTATACATACAGGATGTGATACTTATGCAAGTATCTATCCTGAATTTAAACATTTTAACATGCTGAAAGAAGTAGATGAAGTTGTCGAGCATCTTCTTTCGTTGTTACCAGAAGGCAAATGGACAATGGACAATGGTCAAGACATACACTTGATCATGACAGGTGGAGAGCCTTTATTAGCGTGGCAGAAGCTCTACATCGAGTTATTTGAACATCCACGCATGAAGGACTTAAAAAATGTTACATTTGAAACAAATACTACACAAACATTACATGAAGACTTCTTCAACTATCTCAATGATCATAAAAGAATTTCAGTCACGTGGTCATGTTCCCCAAAACTTTCAGTTTCAGGAGAACCTTGGGACACTGCTATTAAACCTGATGTCGCTCGTGAGTATAGCAATGTTGACGGTAGTGACATTTATCTCAAGTTTGTTGTCGCTACTAATGATGATTTCGATGAAGTTACTAGAGCTGTTCACGAATATAGGAATGCAGGGCTCGAATGTCCAGTATATCTTATGCCGCTTGGAGGACGTTCGGAAGAGTATAACCTCAATGTTAAAGAAGTCGCCGAAGCATGTATGGAGCGAGGTTGGCGCTTCACACCAAGACTCCACATCAGCCTATTCGGAAATGCCTGGGGAACTTGATAAAGATATGAAATACAAAAATAAACAACATGAAAAGGCAATGAAGGCAGAAATAAACAAATCAGATCTTGACCAAGAGTTAAGAGAGAAAGGATTAATATGAATTGGGACAAACTCAAAAAGGCACTAGGTGTACAGCCTAAAATTATAGAAGAAAAAAAAGAAATTCCTGTAGAAGAGCAAAGACGAGCTATTTTACAAAAAGAAAAAGACCAAGCTACTGCTGAAGGCAAACCTTGGGTTGGTGTACTTGATACACAAGTAAATCCTGAAAATATCAAAAATGGATTTTTTGAACTTGATTGGAATAATGAATTTATTGAGCAACTAGTTGATGCAGGATATTCAGGTGAAACTAACGAAGAAATTGTAAATGGTTGGTTTAGAACTATTGCAATACAGATTTTGGAGGAAGAAGGACTTGACACACAGCGAGAAATCGGGTATATTAATGTTAAGCCTATAGACAAAGACAAATCAGAGGTAAGCTAATGAAAGGAATAACAGTTATTTTTCTCGCTACATTGTTATATACAGGCGACCCTCAGAAAACAGAAAATCTTTACAGTTGGCAAATAACTTTTCAATCTTACGATCAGTGCAAATTATTCTATAATGAATACCAAGCTGATATACTAAACGGTCTATTAGATCATGGAACAAAAAAGTTTGGAAAAATAGAAGTAGATTATTTGGCCTGTGCAGAAGTAGAATTAGATTTCAATAAGAAACATCCTAAAGTACTAAGCCAAGTAGAAATGTACAAAAAAGGTGGATAATGACTTATATTCTAGTAGACACTGCTAATACATTTTTTCGTGCAAGGCATGTTATACGAGGCGATTTGACTACAAAAATCGGCATGGCTTTGCATATTTCTCTTAACAGTGTTAAAAAAGCATGGAATGATTTTGACGGCAGTCACGTTGTATTTTGTTTAGAAGGCCGTAGTTGGCGTAAAGACTTTTACGAACCTTACAAAAGAAATAGAAGTGATGCTAGGTCTGCATTGACTGAAAAAGAACAAGATGAAGACAAACTGTTTTGGGAAACATTCGACTTGTTTAAAGAATTTGTAACAGAAAAGACTAACTGTACTGTTCTACAGAATCCTGTTCTAGAAGCAGATGATCTTATTGCAGGTTGGATACAAGCACATCCTAATGACGATCATGTTATTATTTCGACAGACGGCGACTTTGCACAACTTATTGCCCCTAATGTAAAACAGTATAATGGAGTAAGCAATACAATTATCACACATGAAGGATACTTTGACGATAAAAAACGTAAGCCTGTATTAGATAAAAAGACAGGAGAACCTAGGCCGGCACCTGATCCTGAATTCATGTTGTTTGAAAAATGTATGCGTGGTGACACTAGCGACAATGTTTTTAGTGCTTATCCAGGTGTTCGTAAAAAAGGTACACGTAACAAAGTAGGACTTATAGAAGCATTTGAAGATAAAAACACAAAAGGTTATAATTGGAATAACATGATGTTACAAAGATGGGTTGACCATGATGGCGTAGAACATCGTGTGTTAGATGATTATAACCGTAATGTCACACTTTGTGACTTATCGGCACAACCTACTGAAATTAGATCTATTATAGATGAAGAAATACAGAATGTAAAAACAAAAGAGATTTCACAAGTTGGCATGAAACTAATGAAATTTTGTGCAAAGTGGGACTTACAACGTGTAAGTGAACAAGCACAACTATATGCTGAACCACTTAATGCAAGATATAAACAATAAAGGAGTAACATATGGGTGTAAAAGC